TGCAATCGTTACACCGATTCTTGAGGAGAGAGAGAAAGCAATCATCGCATTGATCGCTGACCTTCGCAACCAAATGGAAGAAATGATGGCTCCTGAAGTAGAGGAAGAAGTCGAAATGACTGCAACCAAATTATCCACACATGAGAAATTCAGTGCGGTTAGTAAATTTTTAACTAATAACTAATAATTAATAATAAACAAAAACAAAACAAAATGAGCAAAAAATTAAGATTCGACTTGGACATTGACGCATCAGCGTTATTACAAGCAAACAGCGAGGCATTCTATTCTCGTGCGTATTTACAAGAAGAAACGGTTGATAACTACCGTACTTTACCAGGTATCAAATTTAAGACGAAAATTTCCAATGTAACATTTGGTCAAGTTTTACAAGCTGAGAACTGTGGATGGAACGCATCAAATGACGAACTTGCTTCAGTAGAAGTTGACGTATGTGGATTGTCAGCAATGGCAGAGATTTGTCAATTCCAATTAGAGCAATCATTTGTTTCATTACAAATGACAAAAGGTTCTAACGGTGATTTCACTGTTGCATCTTTCATGGATTACTATTGGGGAGAAATGGCGAAAACAATCGCTGAGAACGTAGAGAAATTACGTTGGTTAGGTGATACGGATTCTGAGGTTGCTGCATACGCATTGTGTGACGGTTATGTAAAATCATTGGTTGCTGATTCAGCTAACGTGATTGACATCGCTTCACCAATCGCAATCACTCCATCAAATGTACTTGCTAAATTGGCATTGGTTTACGCTGCTATTCCTGCTGCGGTTATCGCTAACCAAGAAGAGTTGAGAATTTATGTATCTTCACCGGTGGCTACTGCTTACCGTGCTGCGGTTGCTGCTGCGAATACTCAAGCCAACTTGACTCAAGCATTGGACTTCTCTTATTTGGGAATCAAAATGGTATTGTGTCCAGGAATGGGAACAACATCAAAAATTGTTGCTACGTTGAGAAACAACCTAATCTATGCATTCGATGCTGAAGGAGATGGTAAAGCGTTACGTGCAATCAACTTAGCTGATACAGTTGCTGAGCCGGTTATCCGTACTCGTGCTAACATGAAAGTTGGATTCACTCACGTTAATGGTAACGAGATTGTATTCTACAATTCAGCTGCGTAACATATTCTTGAGGGGATGAAATACTCCCCTCTATTTTTCAATATTTAAAACAAACAAAAATGGCTTGTGAAAATTTAGAATCCATAGTTAAGTCGTGCGACAATAACAGTGGTGGGATTTTCAAGGTATATATCAACCAACAAGATAACATCGATGGATTCACTTTGGACTCAGCTCCAAATACATGGACCATTGATAGTATCACTTTAGTTGGTGGTGGTGATTTATACACTGAATTTGAAATCCGCAGAAACACCGGAAGTTACACCGAAGATGCAGCGATTGACCTTGTCAATGGTAGCTCATATGTAACTGCAACAATCAGCTTGATGTTCCACCGCCGTGACCAATCTAAGTCACAAGCGATTAAAGTACTTGGTGCTGGTCAACAATACCTGAACGCAATCATCCAAGATGCTAATGGTAAATATTGGTACTTCCCATATTTACAATTGAGTGCAGTTGGTGAAGGTTCAGGAACTGCTCGTGCAGATGGTTCAAAATATTCAGTGACATTGATCGCTGAGAATGATTTCCTTGCATACGAGGTTGATTCAACTATTATCGCAGCATTGATTGCTTAACATTATCTAGAAAAGAGAGAGCTCATCCATTAGGGTGGGCTTTTTTTATAAACATTTTTGAAGGTTTTCTTAATATATTAGTATGATTTACATTGATAAAGGTGAGGTTAATTCAATTGTGCTGACTCTAACTGAGGTGAGCACTCTCTCGAATCCGTATTATTTGTTCGTTTTTGAGAATGAAATGGATACAACCGACACTCCAATCCTATTCACCACCGCTGACATCTCCACTTGGAAGGAAAGATTTAATATGTTCCTCTTGGATGAGCCGGTTGACGTGACATTGGTCAAAGGACAATACCGATATCAAGTGTACGAATCAACAATTCCACCAACATCTATCCAGGACACAACGGGAATCGTCATTGAAGAGGGCAGAATGGTTGTAAGTGGTGCAATACAAAACTCAATCTACGATTAAACATGGCTTGGTACGACCGATTTATTGGAACAAAACAACAATCACCTGAAGTAGTGGAAGGATATCAGTCCTTCAGCACACCATTCGGAAGAATTGGCTCAGGGAATCTCTCTCTTCCATATGTGAATGGGAGGCATCAAACAAGTGGATGGATTCCATTTGGTGAGGGCAATCTTTTTCCAAGTGTATTGAATCAATTGGTATATTCATCACCTCTCCATGGTTCCATTGTGGATTATAAGACCAATGCAGTAATTGGTGGGGGGATTGAATTGAGAGCAACGACCTCAACACCTCAAGAGCTTCTTGATTTATATACATTTGAAAAGAAATCTCACCTAAAAAAGACAGTTCGGATAACAACCGAACAATTGATTGTCCACAATCGTGTTTACTTTGAGTTGTACTTCGATGAGAAGATGAAGCTCACACGCATGAAGAACGTATCTCCCGACAAAGTGAGAAGAGGACAAAATCCTAACAACTATTTTATTTGTGATGATTGGGCGAGTAGAATCGATGTGCGTGACATTCCAAGATATCATCCAACTTGCTCAGACCGATGCCAATTATTTGTTTATGAGGTTGAGTGTTTAGGTCAGGACTGGTATCCGCTTCCAAAATATACCTCAGCTTTGAACTTTGCCTACCTTTCAGGTGAGTTAAGTTACTTCGCTAAATCAAACATTCAGAACAGTGTGTTCCCATCATTCGCAATGATGTTTCCTAAGCGACCGCAATCGGAAGAGGAGAAAAATGTACTTCGTTCCACAATGGACAAGATGAAAGGAGCTGCCAACAGTGGGAAAGCTGTCGCATTTTTTGCCAATTCTCAAGACCAATTGCCGAAGATTGAAAGCATTCCAACCAATCAAAACGATAAACTATTCCAGGAAGCATCGGGATTGAATACTGAGCAGATTTGTTTTGCTCACACAATAGATCCGATACTGATGGGGGTTCGCACAACGGGTTCACTTGGCTCAGGAAGTGACATCAAACAAGCATATGTGATATTTGAAAAGAATGTTGTGATGCCATTGAGAGAGCAGGTATCCGATATCTTCAATGAGATACTTCGTATTGCAAAAGTCAACGCAGATTTCATGGTCAACAACTTCCAAATCATCAATGAAACAATCGTTGAGGTAGAAGGTGATGCATCCAAAACTCAAGATGCATTGAATGCTATGAGTCCATTGGTTGCGACTAAGGTACTTGATACCATGACACCAAACGAAGTGAGAGCATTGGCATCGTTACCTCCATTGGAGGGAGGGGATGTGATTGCAAGTAATCAACCAATAACACCTCAAGCATAATGTTGTATTTCATCACCGAAACATACCTAAAAACAAACACACCAATCACTGCCAATGTGGATGTGACTGATGTGACTCCATACATTGCGACTCAAGCACAATTGAGAGTGATGCCGATACTTGGAACAGTATTCTATGATGACTTATTGACCAAGTACAATGCTCAGACATTAGATCCCGATGAGGAAATATTGGTGGCATTCATTCAACCGGTGATTGCTTGGCGTTCAGCTGAGGATGCAGTATTTGGATTGACTTACCAACTCAAGAACAAAGGACTTCAAACTCAATTCGGTGATAACTCATCCAGTGTATCACGTTCAGAGGTTGCATTTGGCATGGAGCACTATGCTCAGAAGGCATCATTCTTTGAAATGAGATTGATTAAGTACCTGGTGAAGAACAAAGCATTGTATCCAATCTTCACAAGCACTGAGAATCGTGATACTGATTTAAGACCTCAGATTGATTGTCATATGTGTGTGGGGAATTGTTACATGAATGGTACATGGACTTGTGGATATCCAACTGATAACGGTTATAACAATTCTATCTTGGTATTATGAGGCAGAATGTGTTGATATTACTTGCATCTTTTTGGGCGGTACTTTCTCCGGTCATGCCGATGATATACTTGGCAATGTTAGCCATCACAATTGATACCTGCTTCGGCATTTGGCGATCAGTAAAAAAAGGAGGATGGAAAGCCTTCCAATCTCGCAGATTATCCGACACAATCTCCAAGTCATTACTTTACGGTGGAGCGATTATGTTCACCTTCTTGATTGAGAAGTACATCGCAGGAGATATCATCGCTCAGTTCATCTCCGTTGAGCTTATAATGACCAAAGTATTCGCATTCTTTTGTGTGATGGTTGAAATCAAATCAATCAACGAATCATATGAGAGTGTGACCGGCAAGAATGTACTCGCAGCTCTTCGCAAATTTATCACCAGGACAAAAACAAATCTCGATGAATTTAAGTAAGCACGTTACACTCGCAGAATTCGAAGCATCGGGAACTGCGACCAACCATTCAATCCTTAACAAGATGAATGAGTTCGAAATTGAACGTGCGAAGTTACTTTGTGAGAAGGTATTCGAGCCATTGAGAGCTTATATGGGAGAGCCAATTCGAATCAATAGCGGATTTAGAAGCATCGCAGTCAATCGTGCGTGTGGCGGAAGTAAAACATCACAACATTGTTTAGGTGAGGCAATGGACTTGAACATCGGTTCAAAGGGATTCCATTTCATCAAGGACAACCTTATCTTCGACCAATTGATTTGGGAATTTGGAACTGATAAAGAGCCATCGTGGGTACACGTTTCATATAGCAAAGCAAGAAATCGCAAACAAGTCCTTAAAGCAATCAAGCAAAATGGGAAAACTAAGTACATTAATTTTTAGCATCCTCCTGGTATCATGTTCAGCAGAACACCATCTGAATAAAGCAATCAAAAAAGGATACAAATGTGAGCAGGTATCCGATACCATCCAAATCACATCGGTTGATTCATTCCCGGTAATCGTGAATAATGAAATTGTGTGGGAGAAATACATCACACAAAAAGATACCGTTATCATGTGGCGTACTCAGTACATCCCCAAGACGAGATGGGAGAAAAAGATTGAGTATAAGTACAAAACAAAGTACATTAAAGCGGAAGCTCAAAAGGTAAAGTATCAAAATAAGTACATCACAAAGAGAAAAATCAATTGGTTTATTGTAATATTGGCATTCATTATGGGGTTCCTTGTTAGGTTGACCTTGAGTGAAACCTTCCGAAGTAGGATAAAACTTCTCACTAAACTATTCAGATGAGTAAACAAAGCAGATTCAGATTGCAGGAAGATGAGATTGAAATATTAAACTCATATAGAGCAATCAAACTTGAATCGAATGGATTAGGGTTGGATGATTAGGTTGTCAAACATGGATGGATTAAAAATAAACACGCATCACTTTTCTTTAAGAATCCGAATTTCAAAGAATCCGAGGAAACAAACTACAAAGAACTTCAGGAATCAATCATCCAGGACATTAAGGAATTCAAACCTCAATATCCAACCATCTTCCGCAATCCATCAACTGAAGGACATTTGTTGGTAATTGATCCTGCGGATATTCACATCGGAAAATTATGCGATGCGTTTGAAACAGGTGAAACATACAACAATCAAATCGCAGTACAAAGAGTGAAGGAAGGGGTGCAAGGAATACTTGACAAGTGTACCGGATTCAATATTGATAAAATATTATTTATTGGAGGGAATGACATCCTCCACATTGATACACCGAGGAGAACAACAACCGGAGGAACACCACAGGATACTGATGGGATGTGGTACTCAAATTTCCTAATTGCAAAAAGATTGTACGTTGATATCCTTGAAACCTTATTATCGGTTGCGGATGTTCACTTCACATTCAATCCAAGTAATCACGATTACACTCATGGATTCTTTTTGGCAGATGTGATTCAAACCTGGTTCAAAGATTCTGATA